ACATGTGTATTCCTTAATCTCAGTGGGTATCCCAAGCTGTCTCTGAGTCGTCACTGCCGGGAAGGATCGGCGGTCAGAATGGGACAAATCTTCCTATACTTACTAATGCAAACTAATTGCTAAATTCGCCCTAAAAAGCAAAAAAGCCACCTTGTGGGTGGCTTTTTTGTTGTTACATGGGTTTGGATTACAAACCAGCTGTACCATAAATGTTACGAGCATCGTGCCAGCCTGTGGCATAACGTTCTGTAGCTTTATAGCGCATAGAATCAGTCTCAAAATCCCCTTCCATGGATTTCTCCATTGGACGACGCATTACGAGCATGAGACCATTTTCAGCATCGGTCTGGATCCACCAAGCCTTGGAAGAAGACAAACGGATCACAACGTGAGCACCTTTTGGCAACATACCAGTAGACTTAATTGGGTTCAGATCGTTGTCAGCTGTACCAGAACGGAGAACAGACTTGAGGATAACCTCAGCTTGGAACTCGAGTGCTGGTGGAACAACTAACTGCTCTGCCTTCAGGCGGATACGCTTACCGTTGTTGTCAACTGCAGAGCGGATCTGAATGAGCAACTGCTCAACAGAAGTTTGGCTCAAAGCTGCAGCTGTAGACAACTGGTTAGAGTAAGAACCACCGTTAGCGATTGGGTGAGCTGTGTTGATCAAAGTAACGCCGTCGCCACCAACATAACCGCTTGTGAAAGCAAAGTTAAGGATGTTAGCGCAAAGAGTTTCTTTGGTTTCAATCATAGACTGAGCCAAGTGCTTAGCGAAGGTAGAACCGATACGGATGTGATCGCCGTCTTCCATCAAAACTTTGGTCAAGGCGTATGCCAAGCCATAGATTTGGTAGATGAAACGGGTGATGTACAAAGTACCGCCCTGATCGTAGCTAACTGGAGTGCCATCAGGCATCGCAGGAGCTGCGTTCATACCATAAAGCATTACTTCTTCATGGTAGTTGCGTGGAATACCTTGGATCTGTTCAACAAATCCCTTCCACTCGTCGTCGCGTTGTTCATAAACGCCATCAAAGACTTCGTTGATAATCGGTTCGACTACCGCACGAAAGTCTGTACTACGCATTGGGGTTGCCATTGCTAATTCCTTTCGTTAAATTAGATCGAGACCGAAGCGGCTGCAAACATGTTGTTTGCGATCTGTACTTGAACAATCGTGTAAGCATCACCCCATTGGTTTGTATTACCAGCTGGGTAAGCTGCTTCACGGCCTAAACCTACAACACGTACTTGACCTTGTGCACCAGCAGCAACAGGAGTTGCTAATAGAGCTGTGGTCGAGAAACCAGCGCCGCCTGTGCCGATGACATAGCCATCAGTTACAGTTGAGCCAGAAGTTGTGTCGAAGTTGTACTGAGTACCGATTGCTGCGGTAGTTGCAGAACCGTTAACTTGGATCTCATAAACCAATGATGGGTCTTGGAAAATCCAGAAAACGATTGAAGAGGCTGCGTCTAAAGTTGTCTTAGAAGCATTTTTGCCCAAAGTGCGGCGGCCTTCTGCAGTTGTATACTCAACGCCGTCAAATACGCCATAAACACGACCAACGGTTGTGTTTGCAGCTGCTTGAGCAGCGATTGTTAATTGACCTGAAGCAGTCAAAGCTACTGGTTGGAACTGGTAAAAAGACTGACCAGAGCTCAAAGAGTAGGGAGCAGAGTATGAAGATCCGGGTGTGAATGTGTTTGTGCCAACGAATGGGACAGAACGATCCAAACCACTTGGATGATACACTGGCTTCAGACCAAAGGGTTGAAATGTTGCTGACATAGTGTCAATTTCCTTTGTTTTTGAAGTTTGTTATTGGAAGCGAACGTTTTTATTGGTCGCCTTTGCGGCCTCTTTTTCCATTTCCAAAAGTCCACCCTCGAGTACTGAACGCCCACCTTTACTTCCCTCTGCAGCACCACGCACTTGTGCGGTGATGTTGCGTTGGTGCTCGAGGGGATCCTCGAGGTGTAGCATCTTCATAACTTCTTGGTACATGTCTTCTGGTAACTTAAAGAGGATCATCTCATTACAAGATACACAGCCTTCAAACTTGCCCGAGCTCATCTTGCCTAGTCCTTCAAAGCCTTCTCCTAATTCCGAGGCTTTAACTGGCTCATAACCCAACGCCATACGTTTGTCGATACTGTCGTAAGTATTGGTTGAAGACAACCAACACAAGTGCATGCCGGGAATTGTATTCGCCGGAATGTCAGGCAACGCACTATTTGCCCACTTGTCTCTAAACGCATCAAGGCGTTCACGACGTGCAATGTCATCAGGAGCGGCGGTCATCGCGCGCTCTTTTACTTCTTGAACCCGATCAGCTATGCGATCTTCTATGGTTCTCTTAATTCTTGTATTTGCCATTTTGTTTATCCTCTATTTTGGCGGTCATACTGCGCGTATGCCCGGATCATTTTGTTGCGTCGCTCTACATCGTCCCATGCGCCTGCGTCTTTAATTGCTTGAACACGGTCACGACTTAACGTGATGGTATTCTTGCTAGTTGCTGCCGACTCGTTCCTACTGGTAGGAGTTGGTCCGGCGCGGCGTTTTGGTTTGTCGCTCTTTTCCGCCTGATAGCGGTGTGGCAAACGTGCAGATAAACGATTATCAAGCTCGTCCCAGTATTCTGAGTCTGACGGATCCCATCCATCAGCTGCAAGCTCTTGATCTATTACCTTGGCAATTCTACTATCTGTATCTCGGGCCTGTGGATCGAACCATGCGTTCTTTTTTAACCAACGTGTAGCGTGTTCTTGAACTTCTGTGCTAATTGGGTTAGGAACGTTTTGTTTTGGAGCCTTGGCAGCCTCGATTTGTTGCTTTTTATAGTGTTGGATCTGTTGCAAACGCTGTTTTGCGTCTGTTAACTGCTCCAAATACTCCACCTGAGCGGCCGCATCACCTGCTTGCGCTGCTTGTAGCATCTTCATCTTAGCATATTCGACCTTTGTGGCCTCATCTTCGATGGTTTTGTCAATCTGGGCAATACGCAGTGATGCCGCGCCATTTTCCAGTGATGCTAAGCGTCTTGCAAGCTCTTCATTACGCTTCTCAAGTGAACTAATCTTGTTTTTAGCGCTAATTTCACGTTGGCGCTTAAGTTCTTTCTTTAATTTACGCTCTTCGCGTCGAGCTTCACGGATTTTTTCCCGTTCTTCCTCGGTTTCGCCATCTTCGTGGTCATCGTCGTTGCCATCTTCGTGGTCATCGTCGTGATCTTCGTCGTCATGGTCTTCATTTTTGACTTTTTTAGGCGCTTCCTCTTTAATTTCATCAGGAAGGTCTATCTTGGCTATAAGGGAGCCATCCTCTTGTTCCTTAATTGGAACATCTTTTTCATTTTCACTCATAATTTTCTTCCAAAATTAGTCTACAAACGCTTTCATCTTCTGCGCATGCTCAAAACTCTTAATGCGTGAGATGATTTCACGTGCCTGAATCGTAATAAACACCACGGGGGCGCCTTCGTCATCTGGCTGTACAACAAAACGGTCACCGCCGTACTTAATGGTTCTAACCAAATCACCTTCTTTGCACCATGGGCCTTCAATCCAAGGCTCTAGGTTATCTGGTGACTTATATGCTAGGGGGCCAATTTGGCGTACTTTAGCTACGGTCTCATTGAAACGTAAGGTTTGTCGTGTCTCATCCACTAGGATGATGCCACCTTTACTGGTATTCTTTTCCCTGCGCAGTTGCACAAGTACTCGATCACCTGCTACTTCGACACCGGGATCTACGTTTGGAAAACACTCCTCTTCCGTGCGTAAGTCTGGTTCGTCTTTTTGATTAATATCAAACACTCTACAGTGCTCCTATAACCTTTACAGGTCTTCTTCATCCTCCGATAATATGTTATCGATAATCGACAGGGCATCGGATAAACCCTCCCGTTTACCTACAAGCCTTTGATATGTGTCAAAGTTATGTACGTTAACGCCGGATGCTATAGCCTCCGTCATTTCATTTTGCGCGGCTTTAATTCTCTGCAGAATCTCGCTTAAAAAGTCTTTCATAATCTTACTAATGCAATAAGGCGGAAAAATCCGCCCCAATGCTGCTAGTAAAAGTTACCGCCGCCAATTTCGTTTAGGTTCTTATCTGGACCAACTTTTTGGCCTTTAGCCAATTTAGCTTGACCTGCGCCAATCTTCCAGTTGTTGTCACGGTGTGAACCAGACTTACCGCTGTCAACTTTTTGATCTGGGCCGCCAGCATAGCCGGGTGTACCAGTCATCTTATAGGCCTTTTTGTAGCCGAGTTCTTTTTCCATTATTGTTCCTCAGTGGGTGGTTGGGATTGAGCGGCTTGCTGCTGTTGTGCCATCTGCTGCTCATGTTGCTGCTGTGATTGTTGTAAACCTTGTGCATGTTGCTGCGCTGTCTGTTGCATCTGTTGGGCATGTTGCTGCTGTGATTGCTCCAACTCAATTTGATTTTTAACCTGCTGCGCCTGTTGTTCAAATTGTTGTTGCTGTGTGCGGATGCCATGCTCACGAATATCTTGCTCAGCCGTTTGGATTGCCTGCATGGCAGATAGATCCTGCTCATGCTCTAACTGCATCTGGGTAGCATCAAACTGTGCACCGGCGGTGATCTGTGCCACACGTTCTCTTGCGGCGTTGTTGATGTTAGCCATCGCAATATTGGTAGCATTTTTCTGGCTGTCGATATTGGTCTGGGTCTGATACTTAGCTTGTAGCTCTTGAACTTTTTGTTGCAGCTGCGCAATCTTGATCTGATAATCTTGAGATTGTTTTTGATTATCAAACTGCATTTGCATCTGAGCTTCTTGAGCTTTACGCTGGGTCTCAGCCATTTGTGTCTTGAGCAATACCTGTGCGGTAGGATCAGCATTTGCAGCAGCTTCTTGTTGCGCCTGCTGTGCCTGTGATACTTTCTGAGCCAAGGCATTAATTTGTTGTACGTACTGTGCCAAGTTAGCGTTGGCGTCTTGTGATACCATGTTAGACGCCAGTGCTAGTGCCTGTTGTGCCTCAATGTCTAACGGCTGCTCTTGGTGTAAGTTTAACGTATCTTTGCCACCTGCAGCTTGCGCCACATAGGCACGCATGGATTGCAAATAGTGTAATGTTAAGTGTTGCTTAATGTGCTCTAAAGCATGAGGTGCAAAAGCAGGACCAATAACAGGGTTGCCGCCGTAAGCTGGATTATTCGCATATTCTAAATGGATCTTAATGTGTGCAATATGATCTTGATCTGGATACGCCGCAGCAGGGCGGCCCATGGTCATCGATACGTTTTCTAATGCCGGATTAGATTCGTTAGCGCCCTGTGGGTTTGGTAATATTTCTTCGATGTTCGGCACCTTAAGTTGCTGTAACATGCGACGATAAATAGAACGCAGATCAAACATTCCGGGAGGGGCGGATGAACCCATCTGCAACAACGCTTGTGTTTGAGCCAATCGTTGTGTTTCAGAGAAGATGTTAGGATCAGATACAGGACGAACGTCGTCGTTGTATGCAAAGTCACGTACCTTAATCTCTTCACCAGATTGGTTGTCCATCTCTTCCAAGTACCAGTGATTGATACGGGAGATGATCTTTAATGATTTAGCTTGGCTGCGATGTAAGCGTGCGTGAATGCTGGAGAATACCTTTGCACCTTGCTCGATCAGAGCTTGGGTGGTGCCCACCGGTGTGTTGGCGTTGGCATCTTGAATTTTTTCTTCTGCGGTGGTAACCACGCCCTTAGCGGCATCTGTTAACCATCCAAGCAAATTAAATAATGTCTGTGATGGTGGATTGAATGGCATTGCCATCGCAATCTTACGTACATCGTCAACGCCCGGAGCGCCTTCGATCTCAATTACTTGAGTGGGTTCAATTCGGTCACTTTGGCCACCAATGCGTCCACCTTTGAGTTTAAGCATCGTCTGGCTGTTGTTGATATGAGCAGCATCAAGCAGAGCGCGTAAAGTACCAGTAAGAGCAGCGCTGAGGCCGCCAATAAGATGGGGGAGGCCAATAGCATAAGCACCGCGCCAAGGTATGAATTTGAACTCAACATACCAGTCAAGTTTTTCGAGCTTTTCATCGTTTGCATCCCAGTTGCGGTACAACGCCAGCACCTTACTGCTGGTCTCGTCAATAGTTAAAATGTATGGCGCACGTTTGCCGTTGGTTAGTGGATCATCTTCTAAACGAATAAAGCAGGTGATCTCATATACACGACGCAATCCGTCAATATTAACCGACGGAATATCTTTACCTTCGATCTTGTTGTTAGCCTTTTCAGCTTCGGTCTGATCGTTCAGTGGTGCGTCAGAGGTAGATTGGTAAATATTATCTACGTCACGATAGATACCATCCTCAACACGTTTGAGGAATATATCTTCGGTAATGTCTTGCTGTTCTGTTACACGTTGTGCCGTGTAAAAGTTGGTCGATGAGAACGGTAGGTAGATGTTATCGATCGGTACCCACTCACACATCGGACGTTTTTGTTCTGTATCAAAGCGCCATTTAAGGAACTGTGATCCACCAAGTGGCAACTGAGTGAGCAGCTGCTCCATCTCGTCGCGGTATTCTGGAACCTGCTCGGTGAGCTGCCAGTTAAGGAAGTTGGTCTTACGGTCGGCGGTTTCTTCTTTGTAACGATTTGCCTCGCCCTTGATGTTAGACTTTACAATCCCTTCAGGTGGCAACAGTTCGCGTGCAGACGCGGCAGCAAAGTCAACACATGACTCTGCCATGACTGGGTGGACGACTTTGGAAGCTCCGTCGAACGTGGCTCCTCCGGGCGCGTCCTTGCCTAGACCGGTACGGCGCAGGCCGTCTTCGTATTGTTTATCTCGTTGCTTGCGTGATTCTTTGTCTACGTCAATGTAGTCAAGGTATTCAATCGCCAATGACTGTAGTACGCTTTCGTCAAACTCTTCTGCCAAGTTCGCATAGAACTCAGGATTTTTTAGTGGGCTTGATTTTTCTTGAAAGTTAACTACTACCGAACCATCTTCCAGTTCAATGACTTCCTGCTCTACCTCATCTGGGTCTAAGCCGAGGATGTCTTCATACTGCTCCATCTCGGCATCTTGTTCTTCTGCCAAGCCAAGGTCCTCTTCGCGAGTATCCAAGCCGGGTAGATTGCCGCCAGATTGTAGTGGGATAGTTGGTTGTTGTGCCATTGTTTAAGTATTCTGGATTTATGTTCCTAATTACACTAATGCACAGATATGTGCAAAAGCGCCCTATTGTGCATAGGGATTAGGTGTACGTTTGCGGTTATCGTCCGCGTAGCTATAATCGCGTGCTGGCAGGTAATCTAGCTGAATCCAGCCAGAATCGCGTAAAACACGCAGGGCCTGTGATAATGAGTCCACATAGTCATCATGTCCGCCCGCCTCTGGGAACGAACATACCTGACGTATAAAGCGTTTAGACCAGTCGGCAAAGTCGCCGCGTTGCTGGGAATCTTCTGGAATAAACACCTTACCCTTGGCAACGAGGGGTGCCACGATGTTTAAGCGCTGTACCTTATCGGCACGTCCGGGGTTGTATCCACGCACCGGAACGCCAGCACCTTGTAGCTCTTGTATCAATGAGATACCCGCCGACTTATCTTCCATCAGGATCAGGTCTGCCTTACGGCCCTTACCAAAGTCATTATCTGCGCCGTAGACCACCTCTTTAAAGTCGTCAATCACCTTGCGACGTAGCTCTGGGTAGGACAGGTGATGGTCCCACGCATCTAAGAGGATGATTGCCGTGCCAGCATCTTCCTGTTCAAACACGCCCCAGATGGTGCATGCCGTGGGGTCGTTCATGGTCTTTTCGCTGGTAGCCGGATCGTAGCTGGCAATCACGTATTCCAAGTTAGGCGTGGGCTTAGATGCCGGCCACATGCGAAACTGTTTACGTTTGATAATACCTGCAGCTTCTGGGTCAAGGATCTCACCATAGATCTCTTGCCTGCCAATGTCGGTGCCATCGT